CATAGTAAGGATCAACAGAGCAAAGTCTTGCGCATTCTGTTGCTAGGTTCTGGATCGCCTCGTTGTACATCATATCTTTAGGCGAAAATGAAGTAGGCTCATAATTTAGGGTAGAAGTTAGGTAAGCAGTAGCGTTATTAGTGCGACTGCGCTTCCAAGCAGCTAGTAGCGCTGTAATTTCAGATGGTGGCAGGTCAGCGCCAGAGTTCTTGATTATGCCGCTATTCATTGGAGTTGCAGCAGCTATAGCAGCAGCGCGTTGGACATCGAGCGCGGACTGAATAGTTCTAGCGCCTATTCCTAAGATGCCTTCATCCTTTTGAAATGTAATAAGTGATCCGAGGCCAGTCATTGGTACTGGCTTGCCATCAATGTTGTATTGCGTAACGAAATTAGTTGCTGGGTCAGTAATAAAACCTACGCGAGTATTGGCAACCCAGTTAGCGCGAGCCATGCGCCCGTCCTCTTGATAAACTTCCTCAATGACCCAAAAGGCTTGCCCAAACATGAGGAGCGAGTCCAACGTGAAATATAGAGTCTCAAATAATGGCTGATGCTTAGAAGGTTGCTCAACCCATCGCGGTGAAGCAATTTTTTCGCCTGTTGACTTTTTGTAATACTCTAAAGGAACAGAGGCAAGAGTTCCTGCAATTAGATCGCGGCATCTTTTAATGGCTGGAACGCCAAGTGCTTGCTGGCGAGATACTAACGCAGGAAAATAATTGTTGTAGCCGTAAAAACTATCAGCCATAATCTGAGGCGCTTCTTGCGCTTGTATAACTTTTTGCTTGCGATCAAAGATACCCATAGAGGGCAATTATACACTACATGTAGGTCATTCGGCGTAAATAGCCGCTACCTGTTGTGGTTTCATTAACATTGACACAACCATTGCCAAAGCAATGGGCGCAGATATATCGCCACTAGATTTACGCTTAACAATTCTCCATGCTGCATCATTTATTTTAGCTGCGCAGTTATTCATTTGTTGAATTAAATTTGCTTGCCCATTGTGAACGACTTTATGAGTAATAAGTCCGTTTAGCAGATCACCACAAGCCTGATAGAACTGCTGTCCAGATATATCTTGCGTGATGCAGCCAGCATTAGATAATTTGTCGGCAATAGTTTGAGTTGCGTATTTGTCGTAGCAAATTTGTCTAGGGCGATACTGGTCAGCCCAGCCTTTAATATCGGCGGCAATCTTTAGGTCATCGACCGAGACTGCGCTCTCCCACGTCTGCAAAATGCCTACTCCGATGCGACCATCGGGTAGTAATTGTCCAGCAACTAGCGAGGCATTGCGTCTAGATGGCGATACGTCAAAGCCAAAGACTGTATAGCCGCCAACTGGTATTTGTAATTCGCTATCGCTAGTTTCCTCAAGAATGCCATGCGGCCAAGGTGAACTTAGGGAGTCAATCCATTGGCAGAGCAATTCTGTGCGCGTATTTTCTATAGGAGAAGTTGCCACAGCTTCCTCTAGCGTCTCTAAAGTGACTAGGTAAGACAAGGCTGGATTGCTCATAGCCCATGCTTTAGGATCATCTATCTTGCAGTATTGGGGAGCTGAGTATTCGTAAAAGCCAAAAGACTTAGGTGGATTATCTAATGCTCGTTCTCTTAGTTGGTTAAGTACAACGCTAAATGCATCCCCAGCATTGCTAGTTAGGAATGTGTGAGCATTGGCTCTAGCGCGAGTAACTGGCATTGCAGCTCGATAACCATCCTCTGACCATTCTCGGATTTCATCTAGAAACAGCGCATCTGCTGATCGACCTCGAGCGCCGTCTCTAGTTGCTGCTACTACATCAAGTCTGCGACCATCTTTCATCTCGATCGACTCAGTTCCATTGGCGTATCTGATCTGCTTAACCAAGTCCATTAAGGCTAGGTTGTTTTCAAAGACATGTGCTACTTGGCGAAAGGTATCCAGAGCCATCGAGCGGTTAGATGAGGCAATGATTATGTTCTTGCTATCCCACTTAATCAGGTGCGCCAGAATAAGCATACGCGTTAAATGAGTCTTGCCATTCTGTCGCGCCACCAATATCAGGTTTGTCTTGCGTATCCAGTTGCCCTTAGCGTCAATTCTGAGCATGTCGCGCAAGCAGAACTCCTGCCATGGCAGAAGCGGCATCTCAATGAGGTTTGCTAACTCAATTACATCATCGACCTTGGATTTACCCTTTAGATAAGGGCTGTGAAGCCTTGGCTCAGTTGCCCCTCGTAGCGCTTGTTTACGAGCTGCCATTACTCGGTTTGATCTGGGTTAGGTCGGGCTGTAAATGGACTGTCTTGGTGAACTTTGGACTGCATTGGAGAGAGGAAGGAAGAAAAGATAGGGGGGGTGAACTCTCTACCTAAAAAAACGCCTTGTGAGCGTGATCCTTTGCGTGAATTACAGGCTTTACATGCTGCTATCAGATTATCATTATTCATAGCCTGATCAGGATGGTCTTTGATTGAGAGTATGTGATCAACTGTGTCTGCCCCATCTGCACCACAGTACCCACATGTGTAGCCATCCCTTTGTAGTATGCGTATGCGTAAGGCTCTCCATTGCCTACTATCCCTTGGGTCTTTCGACTTAGGCATAGTCATTGCCAACCCTTAGTCTTTAGATGTAGTAGTGCATTACAGTAGTTAGGCTCATCATACTTAGTAACCCCATACCTATGTGCTACATAGTACCAATACATCCAGAACTGGTAGTCATAGGGCTTACCCTGTACAGCCTTGATCTTTAGCTGATAGTACCCATGATGACTACCATTGACTGCATCTATATTCCATCTACTTTCACGATAGATAATCTCGTTATGACAGGTATATTGCTTATCTGTTAATTGCTTAGCTGCTAATAGTTTTATTGGCACTATTGAAGCCTCTACTCTAGGCATACCTGCTATAGATAGAGATATCCCAATAACGACTGCTACCGAGCAAGCTACGCCTTTCAGGCTTGCTCTGAAGCCTTTAGGGCTTCTAGCAGAGAAGTGTACACCTAGCCACCTAATACATCCGTATGAGTCCTGCTCAGAACGGCGTGTCATTTATTTATCCGTAGAATAGAAGCCAGTTCCCTTAAATGAAATACCAAAGCTGCTATAAATCTTGCGCATCGGTTCATGGCAAAAGCCGCATTCAACATCGTGTGGTTCATTGATCTTTAACTCCTTGTCATACCTAAGATTGCTTTCGCATAGATCATTAGTGCATTCAAACTCATAGATGGGCATTACTGATCCTCACACCAATTGCAGGGATCATTGATTGTCCATTCGCCACATTGCCCACATCGTTTAATATCCTTATCCTCAATAATGTCTTTGCGCTTGTCATAGCCAGCAGCTAGTAGTAACTCCACCAGATCGCCAAGGCGAAGCATGGCTACATAATCGTCAGCCTTCTCACCTTGTCCATTCAGCCTAAAGCAAGCGAACCCCAATAAGCCGCTTTTGGCTGTTCTAGTTTCAATCTGGCGGAGTGTCCCTACTACATCGAGTCCTGTGCGCGCCTTAACCTCGCAGTCGAACGGGACATTGAGTATGTCACGCCCAGAACCTCGACCTACCACAGCACCTTCCCACCAGCGCCGCAGGTAATCTGCTACCACACGCTCGGTACGAAAGCCCCTATATTTGCGGCTTTGACTCATTAACTGCGTGACATTTCTTGCATGACCAAGTAAGAGCTTGACCTTCTACCCAGAACGCCAGTTCTGTAGTTGGAACTGGCTCGTTGCATAGGTGGCACAGTATCCTAACTTGTAGCGCATTGACCATCTCACGCGCTCTAGCCATCTCATATAATTCTGAGTCATTAGGGAACTGCTCCCATTCTCCATCTTGGTTCATAAATTGCAGCGTCATGATCTAACCTCTTGTGGTTTCCAACTGCCATCGGCAGCAATGTTGTACCAGATAACATCTCGGCATACATAGCAATCAAACTTGCCCCATGGCTTCTTCGTCTTTGCGCTCACGCCTGTTTTCCAGTCCATCGGCTTATGATCATGACAATTCCTGCATCTAGGAATGTCTTTGTCAATCTTGCTTGCACCCATAACCTCGGTCATTAAAACAACTGCATCGGTAATCGTGCCAGCAGGTTCCACAGCTTTAATTAACCAAGGATCATCTTCAACAGGCATTGTTATTTTCTCTGCTAACTTCTCAGTAAAAGGCTTAGGCTCGTTAGCCTTTACCTTAGACATCTCCTCGCGGCTAGGTCGTTTGCCTTTCGTAACATAACCTGCGTTAGCCAATGCACGACCAATCGCACTCGTTTCGCAGTTCTCAAGCGCCGATGTAGAGTTAACTCCTCGCGTGCTGACAGTTTCCTCTGCATAGCCAGTTGTCCAAGCCTGTGCATCCACTTCAGTTCTAAACACAGAAGCTTGAACAATAAATCGCTGAAGCGTTGACTCAACCAAAGTAGTGCTAATACGACCATCTGGGTGTTCCTTCCAAAACTTAACTAAGCGTTCTTCTACTGTCTCATAATCTTCTAAATTAAACATAGAGTTCGTTCTCCTCTGTTGCTAATTGACCAGCGATGGCAAGGTAAGAAGCCGAGTCGATCCATGTGTCAATCTGCTGACTGTCCTCGATGCTTCTTGCGATCTTAACGAGAGAGAGGATGACTGCCACTTGATAATCCTCAATCGGCATTTCCAAGTAGGCGCTGAGTAATCTTGCTGCTCTTGCCATGTTGTCACTTGGATGACCATAATGTAATCCGCGCTCTCGATATAAATCTGTTGCACTTTGTAGGATTTCAGCATGTTTCATGCTCTCACCTGATCGCGCTGCTCGTAGAACTTGCGCACTGCCTTGCGCCCTACGATGTAGCCATCTCTGTGACCTATTTTGTACCCCATAAAGAATATGAGGATTGATCCTGCTACTAGTATTAACTGTAGTGTTGACATTTACTGCCCTTCTGCTGCGCCCTTCGCAGCTTCTTG